ATACTCGATCTTGCGATACTTCTTTCCGTCTAGTTCAAATTTCGGCATCAGCTCAAATCGTTCCTGAAGTTTCACTTTCCAGCCATTCGCTTCCGCTTGCCACAAGGCTAGATCGTAGTACTCTGCTTCTGCGATAGAATCGAACTTGATACCTCGATGGATAGTTTTTCGATTACGATATTTATTCATTCTCAAGAAGCGCCTCCTTCTTAGCCTGATAAGCAGCAAAGCGGGCTTCTAATTCTGCTTTTTTATCAGGATCTAGCGTCTTTTCTTCTTGAGGTTTGTTGACCCAATCAGGTAACTTTTCACGCCGTACATTGTTTTGACGTTTAGGAAGATAGTTTTGTTTTTTCTTGTTCTTAAAATCTTCTTGGGCTTTTTCTGCTGATTCCATTGTCTTAATTCCTTGATTACTCCATGAATTTAATATCGCTTCAACATATTTTTTCAATCCTGGCATCTCAACGTTGTTTTCGAAAGCTAATTTAAAAGCAAAGAGAATCATATCTGCTCCCCAAGTTTTAATCATCGGTCCTAATGCTCCTTGCAAAAGTCCAGTAGGTGATTTCCCCCAGTTTTTTTGGATGAACTCATACACGCCTATATCATCATCTTCTTTATTTGTTTTGTTTTGTTTTGTATTGTTTATATAAGCTGAAGGATTTACTGTAGAATCTACTGAAGGATTTACTTCCCTATTTACTTTCGGATTTACTTTACTATCTACTGGAATATTTCCAGTAGCGGAGTTTTCTACCGTATTATCTACTGTAGTTTTTACTGTAAAATTTCCAGTTAGATCAGAAAGAATATAAACTCCAGCTTTTGTACGACCTCTCTTTTTATATTGAAGGAGTCCGTTTTGGATCAATTGATTACGATTGTTAATCAATGTTTTTTCAGACGTTTTAGTCATTGCTTGTAGCCTTGTATTGGCAATCGATAATTCGCTCTGCCATCCACTTTTGTTTGCTATAGCCATTAGCTTATACCAAAGCAGTTGGGGACCAGCGCCAAGCTCGTTATATTCAAGCCAATTGTCAAAAGCATTAAGCTGTCCGATGTAATCCAATTGTGTTCCTCCTTTCGTTCTAGTAATTTGAGGGAGAAAACTCCCTCATTATTTGTTTAACGGCGGATTAGATGCATCAAATAATCCAGTTTGTACATCTTCGTTTTCTTCAGAAATAACCTCTGCTTCTTTTCTTTCAGGAATATCTTCCTCAACTTCTGTTTCAGCAATAATGCTGCCATCTTCTTGAACTCTTTGGACTCTCTCATCCGATGTGGTGGCTTCTTGCATTTCGATGGACAAGATCCCCCATTTAGAAAGAAGATTTCTCAGAACAGTTTTTCGTGCCATTGCATTGTAATCAGACGCCCACACACCACTTAACTTTGTTTTGTCGCGATCTTTATTGTTAGCAATTCGATGAGCTTCAATTTCTTGTTTGGTCCAATAGACAGTTTTCTTGAATCCATTCAGTAATTCAAAATAGCCAACATATCCAATGACTTCATCAGATGTTCTACCATTTGGATCAAACTCAAACTCTTCTGTCAGTCGGTTCCAGCTTTTTAGTTCTCCTTCGTAAACTTCAATCACATTTAATGCTTTGTATTTACCTGATCGTTGGGCTAATTGGATATATCCTTTATAGCCAAGCATGAATTGAGCTTTCTTTTCCCATTTTCCTGTTTGCTTGTTTTTACTATTGAATGGAACTAAATATGCATAACCTAAATTCTTATCTAGCCCAAGATTTAATGTTGCAGCAGTTAACGCACCACTCATGATAGACATTGGTTCACTATCTGCAAGATAACTGTCATTAGATACAAGAGTCATTACGTTAGACATGAAGGCATTTGCGTTATCATGAAGTACTTCTTCGAATTTCTTTCTCATTGTTGGTGTATTCATTAGAGCTTTAAGCCCTAACTGTCCTGGTGCAACTTGTTTCTGTGGCTTTTCTGCCAATTGGTTTTTTAACGATTCATTTGTTGCCATTGTTCTTTTCCTCCTTCAGTGGTAATCCACAAATCGTACAATAACTCCAAGATGTTTCTCTAACTTCGCTTCCACAGCGGGGACATCTTTCCATCATTTAATCTCCTTTTCTGTCAATCTTCTAGATTCAGTAATGCTATAGATTTCTTCATCACTTGCGATATCTGGATATTTCTCTGCTAGTTTCTTCGTGTTCATGCGTTTAGTACTAACAAGTTTCCAGCTGATGATGTTCCTTTGTGTAATGCCGATACTTGCCTCACGTTTTCCTAGCTCGCTGATAATCTGGTTGTCTACTTGACGGATAGCTGACTCAATTTCTTTTTTCGTCCGCTTGAGTTCTCTTTTTTGCTCGATAAGTTCATCAAAACGTGATGGTAGAGCTGTTTGATTTTCTTCTACATCTGCATATTTTTCTTTTAAGAAATCAGCAGTCGCTTCACTTCCGTCAATTACAGGCTCGATACCTTCAATTACATTTGTTTCCCAAAATTCAACCAAGCGTTCTGTAATTGTATCGATCAATTCTTGATCTCTCGCAATCCGCTTCCAAATGAATCTTTGTCCGCCAATCAACACAGCGATATAACAATAATCTTTGTTCAAAACATTCATATAATGTTGAACCTGACAGAGATAGCTAAGCGGGACTTCTTCTCCTTCCCACTCTTTACCAAGAAATTGGTTAGCTGTTTTGCATTCAAGAATGGCGTTTTCCCCTACTACGTCACGATCAATATTTGCTCTTAAAAATGGATGTAACGGATGTTCAAACATTTGGTTTCTTCTGCGTACTTTTTTGCCTGTTCGTTCTTGAAATTCTTTGGCAACAACTTCTTCTAATACATTGCCCCAATAAGCTGGTTCATTTTCTGATTCTTCAAGTACGACTTGTCCTGTTTTTTCTAGCCAGAGTTGATAAGGTGATTTCCACTTATTCAATCCTAAAATCGTTCCGACATCAGAACCTCCGATGCCTTTCTTACGGTCTTCAAGCCATTCTTGATGGCTCATTTCTAAGGTAGATTTACTCATCGTCTTCCTCCTCTTGATGTGGGTTGCCCCATTCGGGAGTCGTCAAATACTGATCGAGCGCTTGTCCAAAATCATTCATTGTTTTAGCCTTCCTTTCGTGCTAAAATACAGTTAAGTTATTTTGATATGTTGCCGATTAGCGATTGCCGTCGCTGGTCGGTCTTTTTTGTGTTGGCATTTTGAAACTTTCTCTTACAGCAGTAACCGCTACTAAGGTTCCCCAATAAATAAGTGCATATGCTGGATTAATACTTGCCAGTACGATTGCTACTAGACTCATAAGCAAAGCGCTCTTGACAGTCATTTTAAATACAGTTTTCATTTCTTTCTCTCCTCTCTATATTTAGCAATTTCGCTAGCAAGATCTTCATTCATATGATTCTCTAAAAATCGAGCGACTTCAGTTTTAGGAATTCTAATTTCACCGAGTTTCAAAAAACCGATGTATCCCATCTCAATTAAATCTTTAACATTTTGAGGATTTGTTGTTATAGCTAATGCCGCTTCAGTAACTGAGTATGTTAATTTTTCAATGTTTCTTTTATTGTTGCGCTTCAAGACAACTTTTTTTGGAAAAATATTTTCCAATGTTTCCATTTCCATCATCCTTTCATATATCCTTGTGCTACCCAGTACGACAGCCGTTCCTCACTAAGCTTGCGAATATCGATTCCAAGTATTTCGCATAATGCACTTATTAGTGTTACTTCCACCATGATTTCATCTAAAAATTCATAAGCATATGCAATGATTTGTTGACGATCATCAACAGTTAAGTAATTTACTTGTTTAAGAAGAATTTTCTCTACTTCTTGCTTCTTCTGTTTCCGCTCATCTGATTCAATCATTTGCAACTTGTCTAATGATGAAGGATCTCTCCTATAAACATCACCATCTATTGATTTAAATAAACCAAAGAACTCATGAATCACTTGAAGAGTGAAATCTGAATCTCTAAAATGATCCGTTAACGCCTGAGCATTTTCCAACGTCACGGGCTTCGTATTAAGCAATGTTGTCCAATCGCTTAATGACTGTTGAGAGACGTTGATTTGTCTTGCTATTTCCTTTTTGGTCTCACCACTCTTATTAATTACTTCGACTAACGATTCTCGAATAACACTTGATTTTTTTAACAGTTTAAACACCTCATATTCTTATTCGCCCGTATATCAATACGAGCAATTTTTTTATACTATTAATTTAAAGAATCAAACGAAAGCTGCTTCGTCTAATTCACGTTCAAGCTCTTTTTGGACTTCTTCAACTAGACGATCGAGTTGATCATCATTTGCACATTTGATGATGTGGACTAGTCTAGGTCTAGCATCAAGTACGATGTTTATTTTTTCTTGTCGTGTCATTTGGAAGTCCCCCTTGTTTTTAACTCATTTTTGTAGTTAAAAGCCATAAAAAAAATTTTTTCTTTAGGAACATGAAAAATATCTTCTAGATGTTGCATCTGGGAAGGCTTAGGCAAGGTACGTCCTACCTCCCAAGAACTGATTGTTTTTTGGGATACTTTTAATAAAGACGCTAGTTGAGATTGAGAGATCCCTTTTCTAGATCTTATTTGTCCCATTTTGTTTTCCATACATTTCCACCTCTCTTTTACTACCTTATGTAGTTATAATATACTACAAAATTTAGTAAGTCAACCACTATTACTACTTTTTTTTGTATTAACTAAATTTCGTTGTACCAACTACGCTTTGTAGTATATAATTTTATTAAAAGGAGGACTTGCTGTGTTAAAAGATCGAATTAAAGAGTTAAGAAAGCAACATGGCTGGACCCAAGCAGAACTAGCAAAAAAAATGAGCGTGTCCCAACAAACTATAGGAAGTTGGGAAGTAGGTCGTGCAGAACCTAATTCAGAAGCACTAACTAAATTAGCTCATCTATTTAACGTTAGTACTGACTATCTATTAAGTAATCATAAAACTCCAGAATGGGCGACTAAAGAAGATATAATTGAATTAGATAAAATGCTCGATTCCAACGTTAACATGGCTTATGGTGGTGAAACATTAACAGATGAAGAGAAACAACGGGTAAAAGATGTTTTGACAGGTCTATTTTGGGAATTTAGAAAAGAAGACAAAAGTAAAGAGAAGTGATTTTCTATGGAGATGGACGTAATTAGTCTAGTTGGCAAACTGAAGCAAAAATATAATTCAGCTAATCCCTTTACTATTTGCGAAAAAATGGATATTCAGATTAGGTATGTTCCTTTTTTGAATAATCCAAAGGGACAATTTCAAGAACTGTTAGGGCGTTCGGTTATTCTTCTAAATCACGAACTAAAGTATTCTGAAGAACGGTTCTATATTTGTGCTCACGAACTAGGTCACGCAATTTTTCATCAAGGTTTATCTAGTTATTATGTCTCTACTCGATCCTCCAGAAGCAAATCAGAAAGCGAAGCGAATTGCTTTGCCGCCAATCTTATTATTTCTCTTTATAAAGAAGATAATGATCAAT